TCATTGTTTTCAAGATATACAGTAAAGCTAGGTTTATTTACAGTAACAGCTTCATTATCTGCAAGAGATGCTACTAAATTTGGAGATATGGTTACTGTTGCTGCTCCACCTGATGCATCAGCATCTTCAGATACCATGTACACCTTAGAATGATTGGCAAACTTAATATAATCTCCAGCCTTTAATGCTCCTGTGGTTTGTGAAAAACCATCCATTGCTATAGTGTTATCACCAGATGTATGAGCTCCATTAACAACTATATCTGTTTCTGATTTGCTTGCACCTAAGTTGTCTAATGGTGCTTGAATAGTAAAGTCCTCAAAAGAACCTTTTTGCTTTTGTAAAAATGCAAATATCTCTTGTGCTTTTTCTTGTTGTAAAGGTGGCATCCCTACTGTAAAAGAAAAATATTGTGAGCCTATTTGTCTTACTTGTTTTTTACCAGATAAAGTCTGGTTCAAAAGCGTTGGTCTATTATCTTTAAAATTTAAAGTTCTAAAGTTGGGGTCTGTTGGAAATTGACCAGACATTTACACAACCCCCATCTTGCCTTGATTATTCATGGCGTTGTTTATGATTGATGTTATCAATCCTTTTCTTGATGCTAATAACTGATCAAAACCAGCAGCATCAACTGTTGATATGTTGAAGTTGACTGTAGTGCCCATGCCTTGACCTTTTGTATGATCAATAATAGTTTCATTAGGATGTAGTATAGCTGGGAATCCACCCTTGCCATCTACACCACCTGCTCTAGCACCCATACCTGTATAGCCACCACCATCTCCTGATGGGATTTTTTTAAATATATTGCCAAAATCTGAAAACATTGATGAGAAAGTTCCTGAGATTCTTTTTATAATTAATTCTTGTATTGCAATTCTTAGCAATTGTTCAATCACATAATCAGCAAAGTTTTTAAACTCTAATTTTCCTGATTTTAAAGAATTTACAATAGAATCTTCAAATTGTTTCATTGAGCCTGTTGCTGCTTTTCCTAAATTATCCTCAACAGCTCCCAAACCTTGTTTGAAGGATTCTATGGCTGGTAGAATTTTCTCTTTTGTTTCTTGTTCAACAGTATCAGCAAGGTCTTTGACTGGTTCTTTTACAGCTAATATTCTTAATTTTAAATTGTGAAAAGTATCATGCAGTGCCTGCACATCTGCTATAGGCTCTCCAAAACCAAATGTAGAAATGCTTTTTAAAGAATTTGCAACATTTGCAATTAATATTACAACTGTTTCAAGTGCTTTTACCAAATTTATAGCTATTTCTCTTCCTAAAACCTTAAAACCACCATTTTGCATGGCAGCATCTTTTAAAATCCCACTTAATTCTTTGGCTATATCTTGTAAAACAGGCAAAAAGCTTGCAAGGGTGTATTGTACGAATCCTGTTACCTGTCTCTTAACAACATTTACTTGATCTGCAAATTTTTCAGTATTAGCAACTGTTTCAGAGTCTAATATAAATCCTAGACTTTGTGCTTCCTTAGCGTAATCCTCTAAACCCTTTTTTCCATTCTTTAGAGTATTAACTAATGCAGCACCCTCAGAATCAAAAAACTTAAAGGATAATCTTAATTGCTCAGATGAACTTTCTGTGTTCATTATTCCATCTGCAACATCGCCTAGTATATCTCTAGTAGACCTAAGATTACCTTCATTGTCTTTTAGTTGAATACCTAAGTCTTTTAGAGCACCCTTAGCTTCTCCAGTTCCTTTAGCTGCTTCTCCAACCCTTCTTATAAACCTTTGCAGAGCCATATCTAATGTTCTTTGCTCAATACCAGTTTGCTCTGCTGCAAATCTCATTTCTTGCAATAATTCTACATTAACACCTAACTTGCTTGCAGTTTTTCCAAGTCTATCTATGGCTTCAAAGTTTCTTTGACTAAAAATAGCTAGTGCAGCAGCAGCACCAGTTGCTGCCAAACCAACTTTAGCCACACCAATACCTGCCATTTTAGCTCCACTACCAACAGATTTGAGACCTTTGCTAACTTTATCAAAAGCTGCTTTGGTTTTATCTACTGCTGTTAGTTCAAATTTTACTTTTTTATTAGCCATTGTTTTGTTTCTCTTTAGCTATTTCTAGGTAAGCTACCCACCCTTGATATTCTTGGATAGTAATTTCTTGGATTTCTTGCAAAGTTTTTCCAAGTTTTTCAGCCAGTGCATATTGCACATATAAATTACTATCCTCTATTAGTTTTTTTTAACTTCCTCAATAGGCTCTTGCCCCATGATCTGTTGAGCCACATTTACCAATACTTCTCTATCAACTTTGTTTAATAAGGCATTTTTATCACTAAGATCAAATAACTTATCACCATTTTCATCCAGTGCTTTATAAATAAGGACATAAGCCATCATCGTTAGATCATCTTCTTGACTCATTTTATAGAGCTTAGAAGTTTCAGCTAGCGTTAATGGCTTACTATATATTTTTAATGGGTTATCTTCATCACCCCATTCAGGCACTTCAATTACTTTTACATCCTGCTCTGCAAAATGTTTTACAGCATTTTCAATTGCTTTCATTTTTATACAGTGCTTTCTGTTAGAGCACCATTGCCTTGAACTGAAATACTAGCTTCAACTAATCCATCAAATGAACCAGTCCTTGAAACACCAGTTACAATGGCTGAACCAGAGTAATAAGTATCACCAGAAGCATCGCCTTCAGGATAAACATTCAAAGTTACTTCTGATCCAATGCTTAAAGCACCTTGACCTGATGTATCAGTTTCATCCCAAAAAACATCCAAACTTCCTGAGAAGCTTGTTAATGATGGTTTATAAGTTCTAGCAGAATCACCCATTGAAGTATCTTCTAAAGTATCAGCAGATTCTTCGATTGAGTAAGACCTTATTTCAGCTACAGCATTTGAGCCAACCTTTACAGTTCCCTCACTTCCTTTATGTGTTGCCATTTTCTACCTCGTCTTTCGACTTTTCTTTAGAAGAAGATTTAGGTTTATCTTCCGATGGGGCTGCTTCTTCTTTCCAACCCTTATTCAATAATGACTCAACCTTAGAAGGGTGAGCATCTATAGAAACTTTTCCGTCTGGACTAATCATTTTCATAATTATCTCCTTTAAACTGCTACGTCAGGAGCATTTTCCTTGACATAATAGTTAGTTAAAAATGTAAGTGAGACATAGCCCAATGGCTTTTCTCCCTCAGCGTTAAACTCTATCTCTGTGGATTCTAAATAAGTATCTTTAGCTAATCCATCCAGAGTTCTATCAGCAGCTATTGCTGCTTCAACTTCTTTGCTTATTGTATCAATAGTATCATCAAAGTTGCTAGTAGCTTTTGCATAACCTTCCACAACTACCAATAAATCTCTGCTCATGAGTCTTTGTGTTCCTATAACGATAGGCTCAGATGTTTCTGATTTTGTGTAAATAATTAATGCTGGCAAAGAAGCGTTTTCTAATGGATAAACTCTGGATTCAAAAACATTAGAACCAGTAGTTGTTAATCCTGTTAGAGTTGTGCCAAATTTTTCTCTGATTTGTTGTCTAATATGATTTGCCATTATATTTCCTCAAGCATCAAAGCAGAGAAACCAGTTCTATCTGCTTGTATATTCACAACTGTATAATTTTGAGCTGCTTTTAATGTATTGCCATCAACATCTTTAATGGCTGCAACAGCTAGTGTATTTCCAAAAGATATATTTGGAACATCTATTGTTCTGCAATAAGCTATGGGCTTTAGTGCTTCCACGCCTATACCTTCTTCTTGTTCAACATATTCATTATTTAGAATAATCTTAATAGTAGAGTCAGTGCCATTATTTGTATAAACAGCAGATACACCATGACCATAGTCTATATCTAAATATGCAATCATATCTTCTTCTGTTTCCATGCGATATTGAGACATTATTCTTCCTCTAATACCAATGATACTAAACCTGTGTTATCAGGCTCTACTGTTCTAACAACAAAAGCAGTTTCAGGTTTTAAAACACTGCCACGATTGGTTGTAATTGAATTAACAATTAATCTATCTTCTTGCGATATATAAGGAGCATCAGTCGCTTTGATAATTGCTCTGGGTTGATAACCAGCAACAGGAACTGTGCCACCTTCTATGTTGAAATATTCTTGATCTATGATGATGTTGATATTGGTTGTATTTCCTGAATCAATATCGAACCAAGTGTCTATGAGACCAACCCTCTGATCCCATAATGATTGTTGCACCTCGAAGAATGTAGCAGTAACTCCATGACCTGTGTTGATGTCTACATAGGAGTTAAAATCTGCTGCACTCTCGATGGGCATGATTTATTTTTTAGCTCTTTTCTTTGGAGCTTTAACATCTGATGTTTCTAAACCAACGCTTCTATCAGCTTGTTTAACTTTTGGTTTTTCAACATGAATTTCTGCCTTGCCATAGCCACATAATGAATGACCTGTTTCTTGATCTAGTTCTACTATATCTCCAGCATGAACCTTTGATCCATTGGCAACTGTGTCTTGTAAAATTTTATATTTTTTCATAATTAAGGTGGTGGGGTTGCCCCCACCATTCCATTTAAGCATCAGCTAATTAGTCAGATGACTTACAGAAACTAACAGCATGACGAACTGCTACGTCTACAGTTTGTAGAGCAATAATTCTCACGCCACCTGCTTTTGAAAGTGCATAAGGATCAACAGTAATGTCTAATCCACCATACATTCCAATTAACAAGTCAGCAAAGTTTCCAAAGTAGAAATCACCTGAAGTTACTTGATTACTTCTGATAACATTGTAGCCATTCATTCTTCCATCAGGCTCAACAACGAACTGACCAGAACCTGTGTCCTTGCTGGTTGTTTTCAATGTTCCATAGTCTGCTGGCTTACAAATGTAAGACAATGAACCAGACAATGCATTATCAGCAGCAACAGCACTTTCCATGCCTACAATCTCAGCAAATGTTGGATTTGCAGCAGCAAAAGTTGTTGTGTTGATACCAGAAGTATTAGCAATACCAGTAGGTTGACCACTTGTACCAGAACCAGCCAAAGCACCTAAATCAATTGCAAGAGCAATAGATTGTGTTAGATCGTCTCTGATTAAGTTTTCAATATCTAATGAAGATTGTTGAAGCATTAATCTTGAAGCATCAGTGTGAGCACCGATAACTTTAGGAGACATGGTTACTGATCCTGAAGTGAATTCAGACTCAGCAGAGTCTCCACCTTCAGTAGCGATCCAGCCAGCAGAAGCAGCAGCAGTTTTCTTAGGAATAACCACGTTGCCTTGTAATCCACGAAGCATAGTTGCACCAGCTTGCATTACAGAAGAAGAGTTTCTTAGAACGTCTATGAAATCTCCGCCTTTGTAATCTTCAGCGATAAGAGTAGAGTCATCACTTGTGTTCAGGTCTCTAGTCCAGTTACGAAGAACTTCAGCAGGAAGCATAATTCCTTGTGCTACTTTGCCATGTTCTCTAGCAGCTTGCTCTGAACATTCGAATTCGAATTCAGCAGCTCGCTGTGCATTTCTATCAGAAGGATTAGCAAGAGCGTTGATAGCTTTTACTAAACTAAATCTTCTAACTTCTTTTGGTGTTAATCCGATTTCTGAAGGAGTTTCAAGTGGAGTGTTATTAGAAATGTTTTCCAATAATATTCCTCTGAACTCTTCAACAGATACACCTTCTTGAATAGCCTTGTCAGCTAGGTCTCTTTTATTGTGCTTTACAGCAAGATCAATGATCTCTTTTGAATTTCTTTTGAATTCAGCTTTTGCTTCTTCAGCACTTTGAGCTCTAACTTCATCAAGGTTAATTTCATTTTTAACTTCTTCAGTCATTTTAATTACCTCTATTTGAGTTTTAGTTTGTTTATTTTTAGAACGCCCAACGCCTACAAGTCTGGATTGATCAGCAGGGATACTCACGCTAGAAATTTCTAGCGGAGACCAATTTGCTTTGTAATAATCCTCGCCATCACGTTGTATACGCTCCAGTTTATCTATTCTGTAGCCTACAGAGATATTCATGCGAATACCATCTTTGACATCTTCAAACACTTCACGAGCTAAAGCAGATTTACCAAATCTAACTACTGCAATTGTCCTTTTTGCAGTCTCATCCAGTTTGAATTCTTCAATTACACCTATTTGCTTGGTCATGTCATGATCCAAGAGAAGAGGTGCTCTTCCAGATGAAATAAACTCCATGTTTATATCACCTTCAGAATGTCCTAGCACTTCCATGCCAAAACTTCTTTCAACAGGTTCTTCAGAAGAAACACCAACTCTGACTCTACGATTTTCTTCATCAATATGAGAAGCTCTGGAAAGATCAACAGTCCTATATTTCATAGGCATATGTAATACTTTTCTTTCTTCCTCATCTTGATCCATCATAGAAACTTCCTCAGCCATTTCTACTTCTTCACCTTCTTCTACATCCTCATGTTTCTCAAACTCAACGATAACAGAGTTATCAGTTTCAGAAACGCTGAGGATATGTCTATCTTCTTTTTGCATAGTTTTCTCCTCAGTATTTTCTACTGGATGTATTTCCAATTCATTAGAATTGAAATCGTTAAAATCCCTTATGGGATTAATCTTGGTTAATGTGCTGAACTTATGACCCACTTCGGTATCAGTAGGTTCACCACTTCTATAAATTTGTATTAATGCAGCAGGATCATCTGGAGTTCCAGTAATTGTTAGCTCGCTATTTGGGATATTAATCTTGCCATCTCTTTCAATCTTGATGATCTTTCCTCTGGCTCTGCCACCAGCACTATCCCAGCTTACAAAATCGCCAATGCTTAATGCATCTGGTGCTGCTCTATCTTCATCTTTTTTCATTTGTTCCACCAATCTTTTTGACCAGCTATAGCCTGCATCACCACCCCAGAGAGCCCATGCAATTCTGCCATTAGAAGGATAACCTTCTTCGCCAGCACTGAATCCTTCAGCTTGTTTATCAACCTCATGTCTGGAGAAGAAGCTGTACATTCTTTTGATGGTCTCATCTGATAAATTCTCACCAGCAACTATTTGTCTTGCTCTTACAGCACCAACTCTAGTTCCACCTCTGCCAAATTCTTCACGCCAGTCTAAACCTTTTTGAGCTTCTGACTTCATGCCTGCATTTGGTCTAGCCATCTTCTTCTTCGCCACCTTGTATCTTAGCTTCCACTGGTAACTTCTGACCAAATGGCTGATAAGCTAATTCAATATCATATTGTTTCGCTAACTCAATTTCTTTTTGATGTTGCTCAAACAATTCTTCAGTATCTCTGCCATAAGATGCAGAAATGTCTGAATATGTAAGTGTTCCATTTTGTAAACCAATAACATTAGCCTGCATTTCTTTGAGTGGATCAATCCATGCGAATGATCTTGGAATGTAATTTACTGATCTAGCAAATTTTTCAAATTTGCCTATTGGTAAATTAATGTAACCAGCAGAAATAGCCATTTCTAACCATGATTGGAATACTGGGTTTATAAAATGCTCAATTACAAATTGCTGATATATCTGATACATACTTCTATCTTCTAAAGCACCTTGTCTGATAGAAGAATAATTTACAGATGTTAAATCGTTAGATAATGAGTGATAAG